TACCAGGTTGACAAACCTTGTGTGGTAAATATCACAGTAAAGGCGGCTGTTGATTCTTTAATCACTCCCGTCATCATCAAAACGCAGATCGCTCGGGCAATGAACGCCTTCTTTAATACAGGCGTATTGACCACAGAGCGACTGAATGCTTTGATGCGAGGTAGTATGCTACCCGCAGACATGCGGTGATAGCTTGTCACAACAACGCGCCAGAATGGAAAAATTCTGGGAAGCTGTCGAAGAACTTATTTGGCAGCAGACCTACGAAAGAGCTGGTTTCCCAATAGTGGAAGGCGACCTCGAGACAATCCGAGGCGCTTTACTACTATGGGAGGCCCTCCTCGTAGACCTCACTACTCCTTTCGGTTCACCACCGATCTGGAATATCAGGCAGCACATACAATATGTGAGCCAGATAGACCTTATAAGATTGGTGAAGCTGTTAAAGGCTTCGGATGAACTCCTCTTATTAAACTGTAGAGAGGATAATCCGATGTCTTACGATGACTTTAAACATCATCTTTCAGCTGAGTGGACTGGGAGCGGGAAAATCTTGTTTCCGCTCCGGAGTATCGTGGATTCTTGGGGTGCAACAGCATCCGAAGAAAGTTTTCGTTCATTGCATATAGCCTTCACTTTTATGTCTCACATTTCTTTACAGAATGTGGACGATTTAAGAGAAACGGCTTTGCAAGACTATCTTGCTACTGAAGAAGCCTTAGCTAGCGTCACACCGACGTTAGAAGAGGCAGAAATCATAGCAAGATGGTTCCCTCGAAGAGGTGTCATGTCTCATCATCCGTTATATACAGATGTTGTACAGAGACATGGTCCTGGGTCTGTTGCAGATACCAAACCTGATTTGACGCATAAATATCGTCAATTAGGTAGGGACTGTTTAACGGATTACCTGGATGCTAGGATGACACCATCTCCTAGTACACCAAGACCTAGAACAAAAGGTATTAACCGTTGTTCGAAGTTAGTCTTCGTGCCTAAGAGCGCTGTTAAGCTCCGCACAATTTGCATGGAGCCCGCAACGCTAATGTGGTATCAAGAGGGTTTCGGAGATCAATTGGCGTCTCACATAGACGACCATGCGTATCTTCGAAGACGAATTTCACTAAAACACCCTGAATACAACAGCGAGCTAGCATTCGAGGGGTCAATTGATGGATCATTTTCCACCATTGACCTTTCTTCTGCTAGTGACTGTGTTTCATGGGTACTGGTGAAGAACTGGTTCCGTCGAACAGCCTTGCGCGAACTAATTTGGTGTACACGTTCAAAGAACGTGGAACTTCCAACAGGTGAGCGCATTAAGCTGAAGAAATACGCTCCTATGGGATCAGCATTATGCTTCCCTATAGAGTGCATTATCTTCGCGGCTATCACGGAAGCCTCCATTAAAGAGGTTGGGGGTGATCCGCGTACCTCTCGGTACCGGGTCTACGGCGACGATATCGTTGTAGAAACACAATATGCCGCTACTGTAATGAGTAGATTGGCTAGGAACGGTTTTATTCCTAACCAGGATAAGACCTTTTCCTATACCTCCTCTCTTATATTTAGAGAATCATGTGGAGGTGAGTTTCTCAACGGCTGTGACGTTCAACCAATAAGACTTTCACGTAAATTTGAAGGTCTTGGTGTGGACGTGCAAAACGCCGCCTCGATCGAACGTCTGATCGCGCTTGCGAATGACCTATATAGTCATTCGCCGTCAGGAC